GTTTCCCAGTCACGATCCCTAACATCCATTATAATAAACATATGTTTCCTATAAGAAACACAGTCATAGTAAAAATAAATTAATATTCAATTCATAATAGAAATAATCAATAGGGGGGAGCAGGGGGACAAGGGGGTGCTTGCTTGTGTTTCACTCACCTCTACAATTTCTGTGAGAAATGATGACAATAGGCTTTTCTTATTAAGGGGGACATTTTGATAAATAAATAAAATTAACATTAGGGGGTTGACAGGACATTGGATGTCGATGTATAATAAGGTGTAAGAGAGATGAAGTGTTTTAGTTTCCCTATTGGGAAATGATTATTCCCACCCTCCCACCTACTATTGTTTATAGTTATATATTATAGGCTGTCTGTAATAACACAGACAGACAGCCTTCTAATACATTACTGTTTGTAATGTAATTATTCTATTTCTAATACATATAACAAACAGAGAGTATTTATGTCTAAGATAGTTATTCCCAGCTTAACAGCTAGTTATGTTAGTGTTCCAAAGTTAAATGAATACTTCCAATCTTTGGAAGATGAGTTAAATGATAAAGTGTTATATAGAGACTCTCCAGAGGGAGAGCCTAACATCATGCAGAATGATTTGGATATGAATTCCAATGATGTGTTGAATGTTAATAACATCCAAACAACAACAATTACACTAGGTGGTCAACAGTTTGACTTCTCCAGTGTACAAGCTGTATTGCCTCCTCAAACAGGAGAGGCAGGTAAGTTTCTACAAACTGATGGCAATGCCTCCACTTGGGAGATTCCAGCTGCTACAGAGATTAGTAATGTCCCAGCAGGGAGCATTTCTTCAACAGATGTACAAGCAGCTATTAATGAACTAGATACTGAAAAGCAAAACATTAATTACACACCATCAGGCACAGGCGCGGCTGTACGGACAGTAGAGAGTAAATTAGGTGAGTTTGTATCAGTTAAAGACTTCGGAGCAGTTGGTGACGGGATTACAGACGATACTGTTGCTATTCAAAATGCATTAGATAGTGGCGCTAACGTTATTGTCTTAACAGGTGGAACAGCAGGTTTTGTTGTCGATAGTGCTTTAAATGTACCTGACTATGTTTCACTGAAAGGCGACTACTCATACATTGACCCAAGGAATGGCCAAGAAATAAGCAATTATTCTAACAGATTGATCCTCGACTCAACGATCACCCTAAACGAAAGTAGCGCTGTTGCTAACTGTATGATCGTTAAGAAGGGCATTACTGTTCCAGCTAACGCGGCAGCAGTGGCTACATGGACAGGGACGGCTATCACAACAGCAGCAAGCACACATGGTCAGTATGTTGGGTACTGTTCGATCAATGGTTTTGATAGAGCTATCTTTACTGAAACAACCACCAACACCGAGCAGTTTAGAGTAGAGCACGTAAACTTCGATTGCCAGAACGGTATACGTATAGAGAATTGCTTTGATATTGCTTACATTGAGAACTGTCACGGCTGGCCTTCACTGTCTATTGCGGTAGCTGGATTGGTTGACGCTGATCTTAGACGGTCAGGTGTTGCATATGAGTTTGTAAACGGTGGGGACTGGAATAAGATAACAAATTGTTTCAGTTACGGTTATGCGCGTTGTTTAGTTATTGATAGCTGCAACAGCGTAACTGCAATAGGTGTTGGCGCTGATTATACAGCAACCTTGGACGCGACCCTTCCTATAGGTATAGAAGTAAAAGGAACATCAGGGGAGTGTCGATTGATCGGCTGTCAAACAGCGGGACAGAATATAGGTTGTTCTATTGATTCATCAAGTGCGAATAATCATGTATCCATCATTGGGCATAACTCTTGGGCTTGTGATGCGCATCATATAATCAATAATAACGGTCAGGTAAGTATATCAAACAGTCGGATCAGAGGGGGTGTATATGGAATTACACCAAATGACAACGGGCCGACTATGATTTCTGACGTGTCTTTTGATGGGTTGACAGGTGTAGCTATCAACAACCAAACCACTTCTAATGTGGTTAGGTGGGACAGCCTCTGCACCTTCACTAACGTAACAAAAATAGCTAATACTATATATACACCAACTGTAGCATCTGCTGATCCATTAACAATTAACGGAGAAGATTTACTCTTTGAGGTTACAGGTACTACAAACTTCGGCTCGCTATTACGCCCTGATAGTTATACAGGTAAAACAGTTACCTTAAAATTTACAGGAGCACTTACTGTATTAGACGGTGGTAATATGAACCTCGCGGGAAATTTTGTTACCACTGCTGATGACACTCTCACACTGGTATCAACAGGCACAGGTTGGGTTGAAGTAGCTCGTTCAGCGAACTAAACTGGTCTATGAAGGTGGAATCTGGAAAGAAGTGTCTCGATCAGATAACGCGACCTAACCAATGATCTACAAAGTACGGAGGGTTACTGATGTATAAGAACACATCAGGGAAGTGGCTCACAAAAGCGTTATTCTTTGAGCTAACTGGGGCACATAGGCCTCACGCTTGCTTTACATTAAAGGATGATGATTACATCTCCCAAGATGGGAGCGAGTATAAAAGCTTAAAGAAAACATTCCTCTCCTATGATGATCCAACAGAATATGAGTTTGCTGCTAAGGAGCTTGGTGGATGGAGTCACTGGAAAGAACTACAGAAGGTTGATGTTATTTCTGTAGAGATTGAAGAGTGGCGAGAAGAACGTGATGTTAGGTTACGATCTCAGGGTGTTAAACAACTTATTAGATTAGCTGAAGAGGATGGTAGTTTCCAAGCATCTAAGTACTTGGCTGATAAAGGCTGGGAAGAAGATAAGAAACGTGGTCGTCCTAGTAAGCATGAAGTTAATAAGCAAGTTAAACAGCAAGCACAAGTCAAGTCACAAGTAAGTGCTGACTTAGAACGATTGAGGAAACTGAATGGCTAATATAGAAGAGGTTAGAGAATTAGCTGAGTCTGATTTGTATACATTCGCATGTCTGGTTACACCAGAGCGTGTGTACGGAGAAGTACATAAGGATGTATTTAAGTTTCTACAGAACTGCGAAACTCCAAACCAACTTCTACTATTACCACGAGCACATATGAAGAGCCATTGTATTGCTGTATGGTGTGCTTGGTATGTAACAGTTAATCCAGAAACATCTATTCTTTATGTGTCCGCTACAACAACTCTAGCAGAAGCACAGCTGTATGCAATCAAGAACATTCTAACTTCTCCTGTCTATCAGATGTACTGGCCTGAAATGATTCATCCAGATGAAGGCAAACGTGAGAAGTGGAGTACTGGCGCAATTGCTGTCGATCATCCTAAGCGTAAGGCTGAAGGTATTCGAGATATGACTATCGTTGCTGCTGGTTTGTCCACAAACACTACAGGACTTCACGCAGAAGTCATTGTACCAGATGATGTTGTGGTTCCTGATAATGCATATACAGAAGAGGGCAGACGTAAGTGTGCTGCTTCTATGTCACAGATGGCATCTATTCTGAACACAGGTGGTATTGTTAAAGCATGTGGTACACGTTATCATCCAGCAGACCAGTACAGTATTTGGAAAGACCAGCAGGTTCCTATTTATGATGATGATGGTCAAATCATTGGTGAGGAACCTATCTGGGACATTAAAGAAGAAGTGGTGGAAATCAATGGTAAGTTTTTATGGCCTCGTACCGCTCGAAGTGATGGTAAGTTGTTTGGGTTTGATAGGAAAGAACTTGCTCGTATCAGTGCTATGTACTCTGACCGTACTCAGTTCTATGCTCAGTATTACAATGATCCGAATGATCCTGAGTCTCAAAGACTGACGAATGATCGCTTTCAATACTACGACAAGAAACATCTAAAACAAAGTGGTGGTCAGTGGTATTACAAAGAAGATAAGCTCAACGTATATGCTGCTATAGATTTTGCATATACGCTAGGAGCAAAGGCAGATTATACAGCCATTGTTGTTATCGGAATCAATCCAGATAATGAAATATATATATTAGATATTGATCGGTTTAAGACTGATAAGATTGCTGATTATTATTCTCATGTTATGGACATGCACCAGCGTTGGGAGTTTAAGAAACTTCGAGCAGAGGTGACAGCCGCTCAGAGTATTATTGTTAGAGACTTAAAAGATAAGTTTAGAACTAATGGTAGTATGATTAGAGTGGATGAGCACAAACCAACACGACATCAAGGCAGTAAGGAAGAACGCATTGCTGCTGTCTTAGAGCCTCGCTACGCAGAGTTACAGATATGGCATTACAAAGGTGGCTACATTCCAGTATTAGAAGAAGAGCTTATGTTAGCCCGTCCTAAACACGATGACGTAAAGGACTGTTTAGCGTCTGCTGTAGAGATTGCTGTTGCTCCTAAGCAACGTACACGAGAGAGGGATGTGCAAAACAACGCACATAGATTTAACAGTCGTTTCGGCGGTGTGAGGTATAGATGATTGATAAGACGTTAGAGATGAATCGGATGTTGTCGAGAGACAGCTTATCTGATCACATCGCAGAAGAGTGGGACAGTTTAAACTCTCAACGTGAGCCTTGGCTTGCTGAGAAAGAAGAGCTACGTAATTACGTATTTGCTACAGACACATCCACTACAGCAAATCATGAGTTGCCTTGGAAGAATTCAACAACTCTCCCTAAGCTTTGTCAGATTCGGGACAATCTACATGCTAACTATATTAGTGCATTGTTTCCAAATGACGATTGGTTGAAGTGGGAAGGCTATACACTTAAAGATGAAGAGCAGCAGAAGAGAGATGCTATTCAAGCATACATCTCTAATAAAGTTCGTATTAGTAATATGCGTACTACAGTTAGTCAATTGTTATATGACTATATTGATTATGGTATTGCTATTGCAGATGTAATCTGGGTTAATGAGCAAAAGGTTGATAAAGTTTCGGGTGAAACTATTCCGGGATATGTTGGACCTAAGCTTGTTCGAGTTAGTCCACTAGATGTTATCTTCGACCCAACAGCTGTAGACTTTGAACATAGTTGGAAAATTACACGAAGCATTAAACGCTTTGGTGAACTCAAGCTAGAGTTTGCTGGTAATCAGGAAGACTGGGTTAAAGAAGCAATTGCCTATGCAGACACGATACGCCGTAATCTATCGAGCTTCACTAAAGATGATTTCAGGAAAGCTAATGCGTATTCTGTAGATGGTTTTGGTGACTTATATGAATATTATGGTAGTGGTTATGTAGAGGTGCTAGAGTTTGAAGGAAGCTTGCACGATCCACAAACAGGCGAGCTATTGGATGATTACATCATTACAGTAATAGATAGAAACAGAGTGATCAGGAAGGAACCTATCCCAGCATGGAAACGTGGTGGACATAAAGTATTTACGGGATGGCGTAAACGCCCTGACAATCTTTATGCGATGGGACCCTTAGATAACTTGGTAGGGATGCAGTATCGACTCGATCACTTAGAGAATCTGAAGGCAGACATCTTCGATTTGATTGCAGCCCCTCCTCTGAAGATTATAGGGGATGTAGATGAATTTCAATGGGAACCGTTTGCTGAAATACATATTGGTGAAGGTGGCGATGTTCAGCCTCTGGCTCCTGCTGCTCAAGCATTGGCCGCTAATAACGAAATCGCTGGTCTTCTTACATTAATGGAAGAGTTTGCTGGTGCTCCCAAACAAGCAATGGGTATTCGTACTCCGGGAGAGAAGACAGCATTCGAAGTGCAGGCGTTGGAAAACGCTGCTGGTCGTATCTTCCAAGAGAAGGTTACACAGTTTGAAGTTGAGCTACTAGAACCTGCTTTGAATAATATGCTAGAAATGGCAGTTAGACAGATGAATGGTTCAGATGTTGTACGTGTGATGGATGATGATTTGGGTGTTGCTACATTCATGGAAATCACCAAAGAAGATATTACAGCTAAAGGTAAGCTTCGTCCAATTGGAGCACGACATTTTGCTGCACGAGCACAACTGATGCAGAACCTATCTGGTGTTGCTAACAGTCAGATATGGGCTGATATTAAACCTCATGTATCTAATAAAGCTCTTGCTAACTTGATTGAAGATAGCTTACAGCTACAACGCTTTGAGTTGATTGGTGATAATGTAGCAATCTTTGAACAACAGGAAACTGCTCGTTTGATGAATCAAGCACAAGAAGACTTAGAGGTTGAAGCACAAACACCAATTGGAGGTGAAGGTGAACAACCGCTGGTTTAAGGGAATGAGCGAGGATGACAAGAAAGAGTTTAAAGCAGATTTGTATGCTGCTTATACTGTTCTCAATCGCCTCGCAGAAATCCTAGAAGATGACTTAGATAAGTCTCACGAAGAGGCAACCAAGAAGGATAATTACTTTATGCCTGCTTGGGGAGAGTATCAAGCGGATAAGCTTGGTGAACAACGTTGTATCCGTAAGATACTTAATTTAATTGATATTGAGGATAAATAATGACTGACAATATGTTTGGAAGTAACCCTTCTGAAGGTCAGAGCACTGAACAAGTTCCCGCTGCTCCTGTACCTAATCAGGAACAGCCTGCTGTAGAGCCAGCAGTAAATCCAGCTCAGACCGCTGATCCTAATAGTTTGTTTGCAGACCAGCTTGCAGCTGTAAAGACAGATGATGGTCGCCAGAAGTACGCTGATGTACAGACAGCGCTCTCTTCTATTCCACACGCCCAATCACATATTAAGGAATTAACTGATAAGGTAAAGGAAATGGAAGAAGAGTTAGCTAAACGTCAAGGGATGGATGATGTATTACAGCGTCTTGAGTCAAATCAGCAAGTAGTAGAGCAACCCTCTAATACAGGTCTAGATGAGACTAGTGCAGTACAGCTCGTAGAGCGTATGTTGCAACAGAAGGAGCAAGAGAAAGCAGCGCTGTCTAATCAACAGCAAGTTGTCTCGAAGCTTAAGGAACAGTATGGGGATAAGGCTGAAAGTATTTATAATCAGAAAGCCGCTGAACTTGGTATGACTCCAGCACAACTTAACCAGCTTGCATTGTCAGCACCTAAAGCAGCACTAGCTTACTTTGATATTAAAGACACACCAGTTCAAAATCCAACAGTTCCTAGTAGTGTTAACACTGCCACACTACAGCCTAACCAACAGCCGGAGGTTGATCCAATGGCTATCTTCAACGGCAGTGAATCTGATCTAGTTAAAAAATGGCGAGCAGTCGCTAAAGACGATTAATAGAGGAGAAATCTAATGTCTCAAACTACTGGCAATACTCAGGCGTTTATCGAAGCGCAACAGTATTCTGACTTCATTCTGACTAACCTGCATGACGGCCTACTGCCTTCAGCATTCTACCGTAATGTCTCTGACTTCGGTAGTGGTACTGTACTCAACATTAAAACCGTTGGTAGTGCAACCATTCAGGAAATCACTGAGAATGAAGACCTGACTTACAACCCAATTGACACTGGTACTGTCCAGCTGCAAATCACTGACTACGTACATTAACTTGCGTAGTATAAACCAATTTTAAATAACTGGGAAGCTGTAGTGGCTAACCAGAAAGAAGTTTCAAAGACAACTGAGAGACAGCACAGGAGTTTGTGCCATGATTGATGTGAAATATTTTGCTGGTTTCGTAGATAGTGATGGATCAATTTCCATTCATGTACAGAAGCGAGACAATGACAGATACGGACTGTATCCAAAAGTAAATATAGGGCAATTAACTTTTCGAGATTATAATCTAAAAGAACTTGCAGAAGTTTTTGATGTTAATCTTCGCTACAGAGAAGACACTAAACTAACTCTAATTGATCTTACTGGTAACAAGGCTAGACGGTTTATTGAGTTGATTAAGAATCACCTAGTCATTAAAGATGAGTTAGCTGAGTATGTCTTAACCCTTCCAAAGGAAGTGAATAAAGAAGAGTTAAAATCTATTAAGAAGGTTGTTAAGTCTTTACGAAAGAAAACCACCCCAACTAAGAATCACCCCAGCCGTAAATGGTTAGCTGGGTACTTAGATGGAGATGGCTGTTTATATGCTAAAGTTACTAAAAGTGGTGTGTTAAATACTAAGCTGCTCGTGTCATCTGCGGTAGATGCCCAAGCAGGACTAAAATTGATACAGAAAGCTTTCGGTGGTTATATAAACATTTCTGGAAATGCTGCTAGATTGGAAATACATCTAGGAGTAAGTAAGACTAAAGAATTGTATGAATTCTGTGGTAAACATCTTAGGATTAAGAAGACCCAGATGGTATTAATCAATGACTATGTTGGAAGCAATAAACATTCCAAAAGTCATGGAGCTACATACAGTGATAATAAACAATTCTGTGAAACACTTGCAACGACTAAATATATTGGACGTAAATAATACGTATGTTATAGTCTGATAAGTTGAAATACTTATTGTGGTGACGCTTGGTACATCACTGACATTCTTCGTCAGGATGGTTCTCAGGTGGAAGCGCTGCACTCTGCTCGTGCTCAAGAAGCAACTCGTGCTATTCAGGAAAACTTTGAAACTCGCTTCCTTGCTACTATGGAAGCAGGTCAGACCGCTTCTGATGAGAACGTTATTAACGGCTTCAAACACCGTTACGCTGCGACTGGCACCAACCTAACTCTGTCCGATGCTGACTTGATTGATATGGACTTGGCTTTCAACAAAGCTAACGTTCCTATGAATGGTCGTATTGCGATTGTTGATCCAGTATCAGCTGCTGCATTTGCTAAACGTGCTCAGCTAACTGCTAACCTTGATGCTGCTGGTCCAGTTGCTCAGGGTCTGGTTAAAGATGGTTTTATGAAGGAACATAAGTTTGTAACTTCCATTTATGGTTGGGACATCTTCACTTCAAACCGCCTACCAGAGATTGCTGCTGGTACTGATATTGATGGTACTACTAACGCTCCTGCTGAAGGCGGTGTAGCTAACCTGTTCATGTGTATGGCAGATGACAACTGTAAGCCGGGTATGATTGCATGGCGTCAGCCACCTAAAGTTGAAACTGGTCGTGATCGCTCTAAGAAGCGTGACGAGTTTGATACCACTGCTCGTTGGGGTGTTGGTGTTCAACGTGTTGATACTCTGGGTGTAATCGTTACTTCTGCAACCGCAACTGCATAATCTATAGGGGGACTAATCTCCCCCTTACATTCTATATAGGAGAATTATAATGTCTTATGAATCTACATCTGGTTTGGGTGTAAATAACCAATACGGCCCTCGTGGTACAGAAGATGGTGTCGTTTCTGGTGGTGAAGTTCACGGTCAGGGCGGCTCTACTTTCGAGAAGGTTGTATACATTACTGGCGATGATTTCGCTGGTGGTACATCTTTCAACACTCAACTAACTATCCCTGCTGACTCTTTCCCAATTGAGGCAGTGTTTGAAGTTAGTGAGGCGTTCACCCTTGGTAATGCTGACAACGTGTTTAACATTGGTACGGACACATCTGAGTCTACTAACGGCTTTGCTATTGCAAATCCAGACGTAGCTGGTGTGACTAAAGACACTTCTGGTGCTGGTACTTGGGCTGCTGCTCTTGCTGCCGATACTGCTGTAGGTGTTTCTGTAACTGGTACTACCGCTGCTGTAACAGCAGGTTTGGGTAAGGCCAAAGTTATCATCCGTTACACCAAGATTTAAACTATAGGGGGAGGCTAGTCCTCCCCTTTTTATTACAGAGGTAGAGAATATCTAGGGATTTATTATTATGCTGAAACATCTGGACCGGGTACTGGTAATAAATCATTCTGGTTGCGCTCTCCATTAGGAGAATAGGAAGTACTTATGGCTATAGAACACGATAGTATACCAAATGCTGAATTACACGAACCGAAAGGGGCAGATACAGCAACGATTGGTCAAATATATGTAGCAGATGGTGCTGGTAGTGGAAACTGGATTAATACAGAGGGAGCTAAGACCGTATTAGTATCGTCTGCTAGTGATCTTCCAGCAGCAGTTGCTGGCGTTATTACACTACAACCGGACACAGAGTATCGACTACTCACCGATGTTAGTATTGGTACAGATAGACTTGTGCTAGCAGACGATACAGTTATTAAGGGCATTGATAGTTTGAATGTAACTCTCACGTACACGGGTACTGGGGATATGTTCACTATGGCAGACACAACAAATCGCATTGCATTCTTAGCAATTAGCTGTATCAGTGGTACTGTATTTAATTGGTCATGTACATCACGTAAAATCTTCCGATGCCATGATGTTACAATCCTCACATGTGATAGTGTTGGGACATTTACAGGAGTTGATGGAGTTATCCGATTCACTACTGTTAGTCCAGCAGCTATTGCAACTAGTGGGTGCACTTTCTCTGGTGATTTCGATAGTTTCCTTTGGGAGGTTAGCGCTACCACAGTAAATGGTGGAACTTTGTTTGATTTAGGTTCTGCTACGTTTGACAGCTTCATAGCAGACTCTATCATCCTAACCCTTGGGGCAGGTACTACGTTCCTTTCAGGACTCACTGGAAGTGCTAACATAGCTGCTGGGGGACAAGGCACCATTACTAAAGTGTTGCGTTCTGGAACAGGCACAATATTAAATAACATATCAGTAGATGATGCCCTATGGCAATTTCACTTGAATGATGATATTGCAGACACACGGGCTGATGCACTGAGTTATATGCAAGGCAACGCCACAGAAACCGTGATCTCTGGCTCAAGTAGTGATGGTAGTAATGCTGTTCTAGTTGCAGGAACATGGTCAGAAGAGACAGCTAGTCAGTTCACAACAACAGCTGCGGGACGGTTGACATATGATGGAGGTAAGAACGCAAAGCTCCCAATAACAGCATCCATCTCTATAGCTCCTGTTAGTGGCAATGATGTAAACATCTCAGCATATATGGCAATCAATGGTGTAGTTGATTCTAACTCTAGACGAGCTGCTACAGCAAGTATTGGTGATCCTACATCAATCACTGTTCCTTGGCAATTAGTGTTTGGTTCTAGTGATTATGTGGAATTGTTTGTAGAGAATAATTCCAATACAACCAATCTACTAGTATCTAGTGCTATCTTCCGGGTGAATTAATATGGCTAAGAAAGGTGAAAGAAAAGCTAATGCTACGCCTGAATCTGTAAAGAAGAGGAAATTTAATGCCAAACCTGAACAGAAAAAGAATAGAGCTGCTCGCAACAAAGCACGTAGAGAAGCTATCAAAGAGGGCAAGGCACGTAAAGGCGATGGCAAGGATGTTGGACACAAGAGAGGACTGGCAGAGGGAGGTTCTAACAGTAAGTCCAACAGACGTATGGAGTCAGCTTCAGCAAACCGTAAAAGAGGTGGGGCTGTTGGTGGCAAACGAAGTTCAGGTGGTGGACGACCACGTAAGAAGAAATAAGGAGGGTTTATGGCAAAGTCTAGCTTACTTGAAATAGTACAAGACATTCTATCCGACATGGATAGTGATGAAGTGAACAGTATTGCAGATACTCCTGAAAGCTTGCAGGTTGCACAGATTGTTAAGAGTGTATATGAAGAGTTGATGGCTAATAAGAACTGGCCTCATCTACGAACACTCTTCACACTAAATGCTAGTGGGGATAGTAATAAACCCACACATATGAAATCACCCGATGATCTTAAAGAACTAGAACTTCTTAAATATAATAAAATTAAAACAGGTGAAACTAAAGCCCGTTATCAAGATGTTATCTTCTTACACCCAGATGAGTTCCTTATCAAGCTAAATAACAGAAACTCTGATCACGATGATGTTGATGTTATCTCTGACTTCTCTGGTGTAGAGCTTCTAATTAAAACAGAAAAAGCTCCAGAGTATTGGACATCATTTGATGATGAGTGGCTTGTATTTGATAGTTATGACAGTACTGTTGATGCAACATTACAATCTAGTAAGACACAGCTGTTAGGGTTTAGATGGCCTGTGTTCACACTCTCTGATGAGTTTGTTCCTGATCTTCCCCAAGAGGCATTTCCAATGCTTCTAGCAGAAGCTAAGAGTACATGTTTTGCACGTATTAAACAAATGCCAGACGCTAAGAGTGAACAACAAGCGACACGTTCAAAGAACTGGATGAGTCGTAAGGCATGGCAAAACGCAGGGGGTATTCGATTCCCTGATTATGGACGTAAGAGTAGAAAGGGTAGACGATAATGGCAGAGAAGGAATTAGTAGTTATTAGTAGTGATGTTAGTCCAATGTTGTTTAAGATTAAGTATGCAGGGGGTGGACAATTGCCTGAGATGTTATCAGGCCAGTATACATCATTCCATAACGCTAAATCTGCCATTCAACATTATCTCTTAACACGTAAACCAAGTAAGAGGAAAGCAAATGGCACAAGCAAATCTTGAACGTAACACATTTGTTCGTGGTCTGATTACAGAAGCATCTCCTCTTACATTTCCAGAGAATGCCTCGATTGATGAAGATAATTATGTATTGAATCGAGAAGGCAGTAGACAACGTAGACTTGGTATGGATTATGAGAGTTTGTCTTCTGTAATTGACACAGGCAAAGTTGCGCTTACTTTTGATAACCATGCTGTTGGTAGTTTCCTATGGGAGAATGTTAATAATGATCCCAATCTATCTCTAGGTGTTGTTCAGATTGGTAATAATTTATGGTTTGTTGATGCATTCCAATCATCTCTGTCAGCTAACTTACTTAACAGTGGAACAGCCTTTGTATTAGACGCAACGACAGTTGGTAGTAATATTTCAGGAAATACTCCAATCCAATTCACAGCAGTTAATGGTGTACTGTTGATGGTTAGTCGAGAGATGAGTAAGCCATACTACCTAACTTACGATAGCGTAGGTGACAGCCTCACAAGCTCTCTAGTGGACGTTAGGGTTAGGGATATATGGGGTATAGATGACGGGATAGATGTTGATGAGCGGCCTGTGTCGCTGTCTGATAAGCATAACTACAATCTACTTAACCAAGGTTGGACTGCTACTAATATCAATGCAGTTGCTTATCCATCTAACTCCGATGTAATGTCATTAGGTAAGGACAGTAGCGACAACTTTAGCAGTGCACTGTTGCAGAAACAATTCTTTGGTAATTCTCCTGCTGCTAAGGGTAAGTTTATTATTGACCCGTTTGCACGAGGATCAAGCCGTATCACAGAGAGTGGTATTGCTGGATTACCTTCTGACAGTGATAGTGGTACATTCAGCTCAGTAGCCTTCTATGCAGGACGAGCATTCTATGCTGGTATTAATAGTAATACAACAGATGGAGACTCTAGGAGTCCTCGCTTATCTGGTACTATTATGTTTACACAGATTATTGATTCTAATGATAAGCTAAGTAGATGTTACCAAGAAGCCGATCCTACATCAGAGCATGTGTCTGATTTGATTGCTACGGACGGCGGCACTATACACATTCCAGAAGCAGCCAACATATTAAAGATGGTTACTGTTGGTGCTAGTTTAGTTGTGTTTGCTGAGAATGGTGTATGGCAAATCACTGGTCCAGATAATGTATTCAGAGCTGATGATTTCTCTGTGTCAGAGATTACAAATATTGGTGCAGTTAATGCTGCTAGTGTTGTAAACGCAGAAGGTAATATCCTCTAGTGATCGTGACTGGGAAAC